GCATACATACAAAATTCTACCCATACCCGGTCCAACTCCGCCACCTGCAATCTTTGAAAGTGAAATCCCTGCGTCTGAAGCTACGTTCTTGTTTCTAATCGCCATTTTCGTTTCCTCCTATAATAGTTATCCCCTGCTTTCAAGCAGGATACTTAGCGGTTTTTAACTATAAGAACCGCCAAACTTATTGATACTATTAAGCTGGTTGTCCGGCTTCAATATCTGTTAATCGTCCGTTTTGGTTTCGGGCAGTAACCGCAAACTGTGAATACCAGTAAAGGATTGCCTCATAAGCGTCCTCACCAGATACACGAGAAAGGATTGCTCCGTCTTTGTCCATCCAGTCCCAATTACTTTCTTCAAACAACGTCAAGGATTTCATTGTAAGGAAATACATATCATCCCTTGTGCAATCTGAATCAGTAACAACTGGAATACCGTTGAAATCAACAGAAGTATAACCACCTTTTAACTTTGTAGTCAAAAAGCGTTTATCTGCTCTAAGCAAGCTAACTAATTGTCTGCGAATAGCTCTGGTTGTGATAATCAAATCACAATTACCGCCATTATCAGCAATATCGTCAACTACTTCGTCCATAAGATCTTCGGTCAATGCTCTGCGAGTAGGAGCAACTTTACCAGAAACCCTTGGAGTTCCGGATTCCTTAACAACAGCTTTCCATTCTGGATAAGAATTGATGTCTACTAATCCTAGAGTGTAGTTGCCAGCAGGAGTTCCATCTTGGTTCCACCAATCAGCGTCCTCAGGACAGTTTCCATCATCCACAAGCAAACGCAAACCATTAAGTTCCTTAGAACTCGTGTCGTCATTTGATCCAGAAGCAGCATACATGGAACCATAAGCTCCTAGTAAATCTCCTGTAACCGCACTTGTGAAAACACTTCCATCAAAAGGAACAGATGTGTTAGTAGCAGTTCCGTTGACAGCACAAGCGGTTGCACCATCAGCAGGTCTGAGCGTAGAATAATCGTCAACAGTCAACATTTGAATTGGTCTGTTATCAGGCAAGTATTTACTTGCGTCGTGATATAAACCCATAACGGTTAAAGGAGTAGTAACAGTATCACTGTTATTAACAGCTAACGCACCAGTAGAATCACTAAACAACTGTCTGTTTACGTCTTTTTTAACGTCTAAAACTAAACCTTTGATGTTAGCGTCAACTGCTTTAGCGAAAGCACCTTTGTCGTTCTTAGAGGCTTGGATTGTAGGACCAGTAACTTTCAGGCGACCATAGTTATATTTCATCTTCCATTTGGAAGCAACATAACCTTGCTGCCCTGCGGTTGGAAGTGTGCCACCATCAGCCCTGGCACCAGTTCCGTTGTTCCTACTCATGTGCAAAGGAATTACTCCGTATTTACCAGAGATGTCCTTAGAATTGCGAGATACCTTTTCAAGAAGTATCTTTTCTTGACTTAACTGTTCTCGAATCGGTCCTACATAGACTTCTTTAAGAACAGCGTCAAAGTTTGACATATTTTGAGCCATTATAATTTCCTCCTAGTTTTGATTAGCAAGGAACTCAGTTGCAGCGTCAAGAGTGTTCTCACCTAGAACGACCTTTCCTGCCTTGGGTGCGGTAACTGTTCCACCGGCTCCCTCAGCTCCACGTTTTGCTCTCTTTTCAGCCTCGTCCAGATAATTCTTTTGCCAAGTAGCTCTCACTTCAAGTTCTTTCTTGTGAGAGGCTTCGGCAAGAGCCATAATATCTGCGTCTGGTCTGAACCTTAGAGTAGCAAAAATACTATCGTCATTCATCAGCTCGAATTTATCCTTAGCTTCAGCTAGTCGCTTACTGAGATCTTTCTGGATTGTAGTAACCTCACGTTCAAACTTCTCCTTCGTTTGGATTGCTGTTAGTTCATCAACCTTTCTAGCAACTTTTGTGAACTCATCTTCCTCCTCAATTTCTTGATTAGGATTAGTAGGGTCAACAGCAGGAACAGGAGCCGGTTTGGTTTGGTTATCCGCAAGCCATTTCTCAACAGAAGCATTTGCTAACTCATTCGCCTTGGATTCCACGTCTTGATTATACTGTCCAACTTTCTGAGCATAGTGTCTACCTTGCTGTGCGTAATCCAACACTTTACTCAACGGAAGGCTCTCCTCTTTCCCATCAACTTTCAGCGTGTGCATGGCTTCTGCTGGAGTTGCTGGTTCCGGGGTCGGTTCTTCCAATTTAGGTGTAACTTCAGGATCTACAACAGGTTCAGGATTGGTTGCTACTGGAGCAACTTCTGTTCCAAGTGGATCTTGATTCGTTACTTCTGCTTCTACTTCTAATACCATTTTTTCCTCCTAGACAACTTATTCAATTAAGAACATTAGTTGTATGAAACTACTGAACTGGCGGAACTCCTGTTCCTTGTGCTGGCGTTCCTCGATTCTGTCCTTCCTGTGGAGTGCCTCTCATCTGTCCAGGTTGACCCGGTGCCGGTTGTCCTGGCTGTGGTTGCCCACCTCCTTGAACTGATTGCTTGATTTCCTCGATAACAGCTTGAACTTGACCAACAACTTGTGCCAACTTATCTGCTTCTGCTTTGTGTCCCATCATTCCCATTCTCGAAGCAACTGCATTGAGCAAATTGATTGCTGTAACTGCTGGAGCTTGCTGCTTGCCACCAGGTTGACCAGGCTGACCGCCAGCGTTAGCTCCTGGAGCTTGCGGAGCTTGAGCTGGAGCAGGTTGTTGATTTTGTGCTGGAGCTTGCTGTAATCGCCCTATTGCCTCTTGTTGCGGATTCATCATTTATACTTCCCTCCTTTTTTTAATTGCTACTCGTAACTTTAATTCCCAAAACTTTTGGGTAATCAGTTAGTAAGGCTTCCATTGGAACTATCGGATTCTTTTGAACGTCGTTCATAAAGAACATCACCGGGTCATGCTCCAAGGCATTACAAGCCGGGCAACCTTTAATCATGGTGCTTTTCTCGTAAACACGCCCACACTTCAAACATCTTAACTTAGTTGTGTTCATTGTTCTGGTTGACCTCCGGGAGCTTCCGGGGCTTGCCCAGGAGCCGGTTCAGCCGGTTGAATGAAATCTATATGTTCCTGTCTGTGTTTAATCATTTCATTCTTCATATCTTCGCTGAGTTGACCAAACTCCTCTGTTTTCATAAATGCGTCATGCGTATCAACGTGAACTTCATGTCCTTGATACGGTCTAACAATAGCAGTAATATTTCTCTTAAAACCATCATTCTCAATCTGTGCTTCCATCCTGTCTGCTCCTTCTTCCTCATAAAGCTCGTCAACATTACCAACTTCAAGCAATCTCATTAGCTTTTTGTTCGTCTTAGGGTCGTCTTTAGCACCTAACGCTCCAATCTTATACAAATCAAGGTAAAATGCTTGCTGCCCGGACTTGGTTCTTGCCATAGCTGATCCAGCTTCAACAATAATCCTTCCACCTTTAGGAATCGTGCCTTCCTCTGTAACCTCTCCATTTTCACCAACAACATTAGGTTTGAAGGTTAAAGTTCTAGGTTTGCCGGAATATTTACCTGTAATAAAGAATACTCGTTCTTCTGTGTAATTCTGAGCTGCAATAGACAACATCATGTTGCCAACCTTCTCCAAAGCTCGTTCATAGTTAGCTGTTATATCTCCAACAATCGTATCATCTGATTCTTGCAGATAGTTGATAGCAACACCTGATGTTACACCAGCCGGGACATTACCCTTTGAAATCTCATGCTGTGAGGTTATATTCTGATAATCTCGTTGGTAGATATTGTCTAATCCACTTATAACATAAGTTGGTATCGTTGGCGGAACTAACCAGCCAGGTTTATGACCGGCAGTAGTAGTTGGATCCCATTCCACGTTCTCACCCGGCTCAGAAGTGATATTATCCACTCCGCAACCTTTAGGTTTCAAGAACTTAGGCTTGGAAGTCAAGCGTTCACTCTCTCGAATATGTGAAATGAGTTCGTTCTTAGCCTTCTGAATAGGTATCTCATCCTCAATGTTTGACCTACCAAGAATCCTACCAGCCATCTTGAAGTCATAAAGCGGAACGAATGGTAGGAACGGTTCCTCGCTGTCATTCCAAGAGTAAGGTAGGTTGTTTTTCTCCAACAATTTCTTGTTAGCAACTACAATCTTTTTACCTTTAGGGAATTGTTTACATGGTTTAACCCATAATTCCTTAACAATAGCTGAGTTATCAGACGTTTCTACCTGAGATATTCCTCCATCATCTGTTCCGGCTCCAACCATGCCTTGAATCTTACGCCAAAAGCTGTTAGATACGCTCTCATCCTTCTCAGCCTGAACTTCTCCACCATTCTCAGGGTATCTTTCAACGATATAATCAAGAGTTCTTGCTCTGGAGTGTAGAATCTTTCTTAAATCTTTCCATTTACGAGCGTCAAAAGGATCAAGTATAATCTCAAATGGCGAACAAGCCTCAAGCTGTATTTCTCCATCACTCCAAGTTTGTCCATCTTCCGAAGCTCTTTTCTTGCCAAGCGTAGGATTATAAAACACCTTCATAAATCCTGTGCCGCAAGAACAACCATACTTCAACCATTCGTCTAGCTCACCTTCAACGTCAATTACCGGACTTGACCACCAAGCCTCGATTAACTCGTTGCTTTCCTTCATCTTCTTTTCTGATTCAATATCAGTCTTACCTGCTGAGATGTAAAGCGTAGGGCGTTTCTTCTTTAACTTGGCAACCTTCTTGCGGAACGTAGGCATAATATCATTGGCAACGTGTCTAACTCTCCAGTTTGGAACTTTTGGTTCATACAATCTCTTGAGCCGGTTATCCCATTTAACCCATTGCTGACCGCTTAGAAAGGCTATGTTCATATACCATTGACGTTCGAAAACATACTTCTTGCTGTTTAACTCGTAAACATCACCAACCATCTGAACATAATCTTCATCCTGCATTTCTTCTTCAGTCTTGCCTTCATACAGCTTTTTGTTGTTATTTACCATTAGCTAACCTCTTTTTGTGGGGTAATCCCATTTCTTTTACAGTAGATTTCATACTCTGAACGATCACTCATTGACTGCGGTTCCTCTGTTTCACTCTTATCCTTTATTGCTTTATATTCGCCTAATCCTCTTGACATAACTCTGTCCATCAAGTCTTTAATAATAACCATCTGAAAGATTATAACTACGATACAAGTGCCGAAAGATATTGCTAGGTAAATCATTAGTCGTTATCCACCTTTTGAGTATGTCTTTTCTCCATGTCCCGGATATGTTCTCTACGTCTTTGCTCCATGTTATCAACATGAACTGCTTCGGTTGGTTTCTTGTAGTTGGTTGGCATACTGACCAGGTAATATCTTAAATCCATAAGTGCGTGATCCTCTCCGCCTTCTTTAACAATGAACGAATTGTTCTTATCAAAGATTGCTGCTGGTATCTGCGACAACAACTTGGTGTTATTGCTGCCAATTTGGTGATAAGGTTTACCATCCGGGGCAATCCTAAACCAGTTTCGCATAGCTTGATAGCCATTCTTACGGTCATTATTAGCTGGAATGAAGTCAACTCCGTTATCGTGGAACTCTCTGATAACGCTGGTTCCTTCGCCTTCTGCTTCCTTGCGAATAGGTGTTCTATTCCTGCATGAAGGGTCAATATATCTAGCTTTAACCTTAATCTCCATATTCTTCTCAAGGGCTTTAATGTCTTTTGACCATTGATCCGGGTATTTCTTGTTGCCATACAGCTCTGCGATAGTAAAACTACGCATGAAAGTAACCTCTGGCATAACAACCTTTCTTACTGCGTGAAGGTGATACGAGAAGGAATCAGGGTCAAAGCCCCAGTCTGCACTTCCGTAAAACTCGTCTAGCTCGTTAAACTCATAAGCAGGTATAATATGCGTGGATTTGTTCCACTCTGTGAAGAATTGACCTTTGAATACGTCCCAATCTCCATTCCTAAACGCTTTTCTAAGGTTCTCCGGCAAGCTGTCCAAGGTCTTAATATAGCTTTTAGCCAAGTAAGGATTATCACTTGCAAGTGCCTGGATAAAGCCAAACAGCTCTGCTTCCTGTTCGTTCTCATCAAATTGGCGATCAATGAACATACCTCTGACCCAAGCATGACCAATATCTCCAGGGTTTGTTCCAGCTATGAACTTACAATCTTCAATGCCTGTCCAGCGTAGTCGTGTTCGTAGAAAGAAGAATGTTTCTTGTTCGTTCTTTGTTAGCTCATCAACAGCGATAATAGCAAACTCTGCTGATTGATACTTACTGACATCATCAAGGTTTCTAAAACAGATAACGCCTGAGCCATACTCCGGAGCAAGGGTAAATTCGTTATCACTTTTGTTTAACTTACCAAGCCAATCAGGGAACTCATATTGAACTTTGCTGAGGTGTCTGTCCTTCAAAGCCGGATAATCTTCACAAAACAAGCCCACACGAACCCCTCTAAAGCCTTTTTTCGCCCACTTGAGCAATCGTAGCAGTAACATCCAACGTAGCCAATAGCTTTTACCGCCGCCCATAGCTCCACCGTAAAGAAGGAACTTAAACTTGTCTAGCATATTCTTTGCCTGGCGTTGTTTGTCTGTGAAGTTAGCCAATTCACTAAACTTAATTGGTTCTTTTATCTGATCTTGTTCTATTACTTCACTCATCTATGAGGATTACCTGTTTGGATAGAACGTCTGCAACTATTGTTTGAGGAGCTTTGCCGGCAAGTTGTTCGATAATAAATTTAGCAGCGTCAAACTTCGTAGAGGATTGCATTGTATCTTCCATAACATCAAGAGCCTTGTCTAAGGCTTTGGTTTTATCAGCCCATTCTTCAAGTTTCTTTCTAAACTTTGAAGGCGGTCTGCCATTAGTATTACCGTTCCACTTATTACCTTTTACAAATACCATAGTTGTTTATAGTTTTACTATCCTGTTTGATAGGTAATTACATAGCTGTAACCTTCTATAATACACAACTACAACGAGAAGTGGTTAAGTATGAGGGAATATTTAGTTTATAGTTCTTTTGTCGTCGGTTTCTTCTCTCATTAAAAAAGTTGTTAAACTTAATTTAACTCGGTGTTCCAGGTATGATAAGTTTAAGGGCTTTTTCTTCGTAGTTTTTAATTTCTTTAAGATTAAGAATCCTTCCTGGACAAGATCTTCTGCTTCGTAGTTGCTGTATTTGAATTTGAGAAGTAGGTGATTAGATATTTTAACAAGGCTCGGTTCAATCTTGGACCATATGTTTATGATTCTATCTTTACGCATAACAAACTCCTTGTTTTGGGGGAGGATAGGTAATAATATTTCCTAGCTTTCCTCTAGCCATGTAATCATTTAGAGCATCTTCGTTCCTTCTTACTTTGTTTATTTTTCTCCAGTAGGAAGATAGCCTAACATCTATCTGCCATTGAGGATTGTGAAACCCACATAAACCAGAAGGGATTATTCCTTCATGATAACAAGAGGAACGAGGCAAAACCTG